CTGAACTTCTAATAACTCTTAAAGGAGTACCATAAGTTTGAGAATCAGATTTATCTAACTCTTCTGTTTTAGCATAATTATTTCTCCATACTGTAAGAGTAGTAAAGTCTAATTTATTAATTGTATAAGGAGCTGACTTACCACTTACACCTTCTGTTGTAGCAGTAAATGCATCCCAGTTAACTGAATCATAATCTGCATCTACATTTGCAGAACCAGCTTTTAATAAATACCATCTAGTTCCTGCAACAGTTTCAATATAAGTATTACCATAGTATTCATTCTGAGGTGTATTGGTACTTAACCAAGACCAATCATCTACAGCATCTACTATATCAAAGTATGCTCTATTTACACAATTAGCAACTTGCTTTTGAATTCCTACTGCAGTACTAATAGATGTTAATTCAGGTTCATTTAATTCAACTAACAACTCGTTAGTCATTGCCAAGTATGTTTTTGCCATAGTATTATAATATTATTGCGATAACTAAAATAACTCCAACAGCAATAACAACTTTTTTATGTTCTGTATAAAGATGTTTTGCTTCTAAAGATATTACTTTTAATTTTTCCATTATATTATTCCTTTTGTTAATTGAATTAAATTGCTAGGGGATATTTCTACCCCCTAACAAAGCTATTAGATATTAGTCTAATACATAGATTGTTCTTCCAATTGCTTCTGTTCTAAGAACTTTTCTACCGAATACTAATAATCCTCTTACGATATCAGCAAAAGTAGCTGTACTTCTTAAAGACTCAACAATTTTCAAACTAGACCCACAAGATATTCCACTCATCTGACCCCAAACTGCACAAGGTTGTGTAGCTGAACCAGCAGGAGTAGCACCTGATAAGTCATGTGTTTTACAATTGTTTGATTTATACATTTGGAATCCTCTAACAAGACCTGATGCAACTAAACCATTTCTTAAAGAACCTTTACCAGCATTGTAGTCAACTGATAATAGTTTAGAAGATGTGTTAGCTAATGCATCATACCATTCTGGAGCTGCAACAAACCATCTACCTTCTTCAGGTACATTTTGTTCGTCAAGCAACTTAGAAGCAGTACTCATCTCGTTTAAAGGGTCAATTTCAGAACCAGTAAAACCTACATCAATTGGAGCTGCTGTAGTTCCTCTTTTGTTAGCAGCAACAGATGATGCATCAACAGCAATATGATGAAGGATGTTTTCATCCATTGCATCTTTAAGCTTGTATGCAGCATTGTCAGAAGCTACTGACTGAAAGTTGATATGAGAAAATCTTTTCTCGATATCATCTAGTTGAAATTGAAAGTATTTAGCTTGGTCTATTGTTAGAACAAGCTCGTTATCTGTTAGTGCTGTGCTAGAAGTGGATGCACCTCTAGTGTAATCACTTACAGAGATTTGAGGTTCTTGTACTATATTAACAGTATCTCCGAAAGATTTAATCTCACCCATGTAGTCTGTGTTACAAACTGCTTCAGCAACTGAAGCTTTTCTAAGTGCGATTTGTACTTTCTTACTATATATTTCAGGTACCCAAAACTGATTAGCTTGAGGACTTGAAGGAGAATTACCACCAAAGTTAGTAGTTGAACCACCTGAGAAATGTGCCATATTATGACTCCTTTTCTTTTGTTATTGGTTGATAAAAATGGAAAATTAATTATTCGTTAATCAATCTTCCTTCGCTTTGAGCTATCATGATATCTTTTTCATATCTTTCAAACTCTTGGTCTGACATCTTATTGATATCAGATTTTCTCCATACCTTCTTTTGATTAACTGGTTGGATTTGTTCGCTAGTCTTAACTAACAAATCTGCTCCACCTTTATCATTATTAGGTGTAGAGGTTGTAGTTTTTTTATCTAAACCAAGTCCTCGGTCTTTCTTATATAAGTCAACTGCTCTTGCAGCAAGTTTACCATCAGAGTTATTCTCATAAATCCATGATTTAATTTCCATGGGTTGTGAGTCTGCCCAACTATGAAAATCATCAGATTCTTTAATTTGATTAAAGTCTGGATGAAGTTTCGCTAGTTCTAATTGAGCTTCTCTTTGAGCTAAAGCTTCGTTTCGCTTTTTCAAAGAGCTAACTTCTTCTTGCAAATCTTTCATCTCATTCTGAGACTGCAAGTGAGATACAGTTTCCACCACTCCATATATGTCAGGATAATCTTTTTTAAAAGCATTTAATTCGTCAATACTTTTAGGTGGTGTATACTTAGGTCGGTTCTCTCTAATCTGTGATTTGAGGTCTCCTTCTTTAGATGTCCACTCACCAAGCTTCTTGTCATAATATCGCTTTAGGTCGTCATATCTTTTTTTATAGTCAACTTTAGTATAAGGTTTAGATTCAACATTTAATGCTGATTCTTGTAAGACCTTATCCGAAGTAGCCGAATCTTTTTCAGATTGAGTTTCTGGGTTAGCATTACTGCCAGTCGCATATTCAAAACCTGTCTTAGTTTCGGTGTTGGCTACTGCTGGTCCACTATCTGCATCAACAAATTTCTTTGGCATTACATCTTCTGTGTGCCAATATTTGTTGCGATTATATGGATTCGCAATGACTTCGTTAGTTTTTCCTTCGTTTTCATTACTCATATTGTTCCTCCTTTGGGCTTCTTTTACTGAAGGTAGCAAAAAAAGGGGTTGTTAATTTGAAAACAAAGCTACAAGGGCTTCTATTTCTAGAAGGTAGCTCGTTTATTCTTAGGGTACCATCCCTAGAATTCTGTTATGCTAATAAAGATTCTTCTTCACTAGCCATAGTAGCAGCATCTTCTTGCTCTACCATACCTGCATCATAAGCTTCTTCAGCTTGTTTCATCATCTTTCTTAATTTGTCTATACCAATATTCTTAACAGCTTTTGCTGTAAAGACAAACTCTCCATCTGATAATAATGCTGGGATTGAATCTGAAGTTCCTGTTCCTGGTCCTTCTACTAATTCATCCTCTGTAAATTCTGTTGCTGTTATTTTTGGAACTATAGCTTCTAATTCTGGAAACATTTCTAATGCTTCATCAAAAATTTGTTCTTCTGATTCTGATAACATTGATGTATCTAATATATCATCTACTTCTTCTTCAGCAGCTAATTCCATATCTGTTTCTGCTATTGCATCTTCTTCTGCTAAATCCATACCTGTAGGTGCCATTAAAGGTTCTTCTACTTCAATATCTTCTTCAGCAATTACTTCATCACCTTCTGCATAAGCTTGATAATCTCTTCTTCTATCATACTTTTCACCTAATGCAGCTTCACCACCAATTGATAAAGCTAAAGGAGTTTGTTCTGCAATATCATTTTCATCCATGTAACCACCTAATGCTGCAGTTCTAATATTAGTTGATTTCATAGTTTCTAATTTTTTAATTTGATTTATAATTTCAGATTGTTGTCCTGTATCAGCTATTTCTAATTCAGCTTCTAATTTATCAATTCTTTTATCTATTAAATTATCTCTAGCAGAATTTCCACCTGCAAATTTTTCTGAAGTAGGAACTATTCCTGAATCATCTGCTTCTTCTAATTCTGGTATATCATCTGGGTCTAAAGGTAGAATAGCTCCAGCTTTATTGTATCCCATTCTTTTTAGTAATCCTTTTTTATTCATTTCTCCACCTTTTGATTTTAGTACATAAATATTTTTTAATGATTTAATTAATTCTTTTCCACCATCTTTCCATTTAGCTACTTCAGATGCTTTATATTTATGAGCTTTTAATAAATCTAAATCTGCTTGTGAAAAACCACCACCATTAAATCTAGTTCTATCTTTACCTAATACTCTAGAAGGCATACCTTGTCTTGCAGATTCAGGAGTAGAAACATCATAAGCAGATATTCCTGTATCTTTTTTATCTTCTTCTCTTGAACCAATAGGTCTATTCATAAGACCACCTGTAGCCATATTGATTGGTTTTCTCATAATTCTATTCCTTAATGTTTATTATAACAAGTGAAGTGTTATTAGTCAACACTTTTTCTTAAATCGTTTACTTGACTAGGCAGGTTCTTGAGTCGTTCCAGAAAATTCCATCTCCCCTGGCATTGGTGGATTGTCTGAACCTCCTGGGATTTCGCCATTTCCTGTACT